AGAAGGTCTATGGGTTGATAATCTCGCTGATTGTTAATCTACTAAACAAATTCGAGCTAGTCACTCGATCCAGTGAACGGTAGTCGACCGTAAAGGAGGATGGACCGTGCTAGTACAGTATGAGTCAGAGTTCAAGCTTGATGAGCACCAAGCCTCTAATCTTGACAATGCTCAGACAATTACTGTTCAACGACCGTACTTTGACAGAGTTAATCGCAACACTGTGCCTTACAAACCTCAGACTAATAACCTACGGGTAATTGGTCGGACCAAGAAATATGGCCTCTTCATGGGGTCAGTTGAGCCAGACTCTTTTGTGGTTGAAGCTCTACAGGACTTGGGTGGTGCGATTCCCGATGTATTGAACTGGACACGTTCAGGTGCGTCTTTAAAAGCGCTTTATCAATCACTTAGTAAGTTTGATCGTGAGTATACTCCTCTGCCCCATGATAAGTGGTTCAATCAGGCAGTTGAACTAACATTTAAGGCGTTTTCTCTATCCGAACGGGTAGATGTAAAACCGATTGAGGAAGTGACCATACGGCCAGACACTAGTGCAGGGTATTCATTCTTTCTTCGTAAGAAAAAGGATGTGGTTGAGCAGGCAGTTGCTTACGCCAAATATCAATCTAGTCTCGCTCGTAGTGGGAAGTTGGTGTCGCGTCTACTGGCGCCAGATGTGGCATTTGTTCGTACACAGCTTGCTGAGCTTCCTAACACTAAGACGCGTCTGGTATTCTGTCGGTCATTTGAACACATTTTGAGAGAGGGACAGTTCGCGGATCCCCTAATCCAAGAATACAAGCGGATTGACTCACCCATGTTTATTGGGAAGCATCAGCTTAAAGAAGTCCCTATCTTCCTGGATAATCTCAAATTGATGGGAAACATTGTGGGCATCGACTGGTCTGGATTCGACGCAAGTTTGGGTCCTGGACTCATCAAAATAGCGTTTCGCGTTCTCCGGGACAACCTTCGCCTGACTAGTGAAGAGGAGACGGAATATTGGGGATTAGTAGACTTGTTCCTCAAGAACCCTTTGGTGATGCCTGACGGATATGTATATCAGAAGAAATCCGGAGTGCCGAGTGGATCTTACTTTACACAACTGATCGACTCAGTTTGTAATTTCTTGCTTACGACTTACCTACAGCTACGGATGTTCGGAGCCAATTACAGGACTAAGGTCTTGGGCGATGACTCCGCTTTTGCTGTGCCGGAAGAGCAAGAGGTGGACATGGAGAAAATGGCCCTATTAGCTAAGGACGTCTTTGGCATGACGCTGAATGCGAATAAATCAGTGTTCGCTAGGCTTCCAAGTGAAGCGGAGTTCCTAGGAAGATCTTCGATGAACGGGAAAAGTGCTAGAGATTGGATGAAAGGTGTCCGTCTGGCGGTTCACACGGAGAGACCCTCCCGTGATCCGGCAGTTTCAGTCGCAAGGGTTCGCGACTTATTGATCGACTCTGGTTATCGTAACCCCTACCTTCATCTCCTTTATGAATATATGCTTGAAAAGCATGGTAGGCCATCTTTACCGGTGGGAGACGAACGTTTCCATGAATTCGCCTTGGGGAGCGAGGTTCCAGGAGGGATACAACCCGAGTGGAAGTACTGGATCCGGACCTAG